AAAAAAAAATTACCTGAAATTTCTGAATGATAATTATTTTTTTGAAATTGGCTACACAAAAAAAGAAAGTAAACTTAAAAATAATAAAACAATAAATAAATGGAATATACAAGCAATATTAAATCAATTTTTAAAAAGGAAAGCTTCAACACAAAAGATGGTGCATTGATGCACAAATACGTTGTTGAGTTTGTAAATGGTCATAACCCAAATGTTTTTACAACAAAAGATCTTGACTACAATGTGGGGGATGAAGTAACTTATAATTTAGATCAAGCAAAAAACAAAGCAAAGCTAATGCCGAAAAACATCAACACATATTCAAACCCAAAAGATGATATACAAAAATATATCATTAGGCAAAGTTGTTTAGATCGTGCAACTGAATTATTAAAGGATCGTAACTATAATTGGGAAGTAGAAACAAATAGAAAAAAATTAACTGATTTAGCAGAATACCTTAAAAATTATGTATACAATGGATAAAGAAAATAAAAAAGAAATAAAATTTATAAGTGGGATATATGCTACTCAACACAGAGACTGGTGTCATAGAATAGCAATTAACGTAAAACAATTTGAAGAACAGTTTAAATTTTTTAAAGAAAATGCTAATGAAAAAGGTTTTTACGAATTTGAAATGCTCAAAAGTAAAAAAGGTAAATTATATTTTAAGGAAAAAGATTTACCAATAGAAGAAGTTACTTCCAAAGATCACAGCCCAGACAGAGATTCACTTCCATTTTAATTTTTATATTAGCTGAATGTTAATTAACTATGATGATGAAATTGACAAGCTAATTAAAATCAGACAAGGCAAAGTTACAGAGGGCTATAAATTAGATTTATCTGAAATAGATGAGTACTTTAGATTTAAAAAGGGCAACTTCAATATTATATTAGGACACGCAAACACAGGCAAAACCACTATTACACTTTTTTTAATGTTGCTTTATTCATTAAAGCACAAAATAAAATGGCTTGTATTTTCTAGCGAGAACGACAGCCACACAATCATAAAAAAACTTATTGAGTTTCTTGCAGTACAACCAATAAACAAAATAACCACAGAGCAGTTTGATAAACACGCAAAGTTTGTTTTTGATCATTTTAAATTTATTGATGCACAAGAAACTTACACTTTTAAAAATTTAATAAAGTTTGCAGAAGCAGTTAAAGATGCTTGGAGCTACGATGGCTTTTTGATTGATCCTTATAATAGTTTATTTAAAGATCGTGAGCTAATGCAAGGTATCAATAGCCACGAGTACGATTATGAAGCAACAAGTCAAATGAGATTATTTTGTAAAAAGCACAATATATCTATATGGCTTACAACTCACGCAAACACAAATGCCTTGAGAATAAAACATCCATTACAACACGATTACGCAGGTCATCCTATACCTCCACTAGCAAGTGATGTTGAAGGTGGTGGTAAGTTTGTAAACAGGGCAGATGATTTTATTGTAGTACATAGATACACCCAACATCCAACTGAATGGATGAATAATCACGTACATATTAGAAAAGTAAAAGACAACGACACAGGTGGCAGACCAACCCCAATAGACAACCCTATAATATTAAAATCAATTAAAAATAACGTGGGGTTTGAACTAAATGGAAAAAAAATACTAAATTTAGCATTGGTTGAACAGATCAATGCACCCTTCTAAACAAAAATATTATTTAACAAACCGACACAACGACTGGATACGTATAGCTAAATCTTTCGGTGCAGATGATTATGCAGAGGATTTAGTACAAGAAATGTACATAAGAACCTTAAAATATATTGACAATGGTAAAGATTTGTCATACAAAAACGATATTAACTATTTATACATATATCAGATGCTTAGGCATATGGCAATCAATCTTTTGCTAAAAAAAAGAAAAGTTAGTGTTATTAATATAGACAATGTTAAAAATCAAACCAAAAGCGCACAAGAAATAAACATTGAAAAAATTTATGTTCGGATCAATAAAGAGCTTGATCGTATGTTTTGGTATGATGCAAAAATATATAGAATAATAGAAAGTGGCGTAAGTATAAAAGAATTAAGCAAGAAAACAAAAATTAGTTATTATAGTTTATACAGAACATACAATAAAGTAAAAAATAAATTAAAAGAGTTATTATGAAAAACAGAAATCTTAAAAATACAGACGACTGGAAAACACCTGATGATTTTTATGAAAAAATAAATAAAGAATTCAAATTTGATTTTGATCCTTGCCCTTTGAATGCAGATTTTGACGGCTTAAAGGTTGAGTGGGGCAACAGTAATTTTATTAACCCACCATATAGCAGAAAATTAAAGGATGCTTTTGTAAAAAAAGCAATAGAAGAAAGCAATAAAGGTAAACTATGTGTATTGTTATTGCCTGTATCAACAAGCACAAAATTATTTCACGATATTATTTTACCGAATAAGAGAGAAATCAGATTTATAAAAGGCAGATTAAAATTTCAAGGATTAAACACTAAGGGTATTTTTGTAAAAAATAAAGTTGGTATGCACGATTCTATGTTAGTTATTTTAAAAAGGAGTATTCGAATTGGGGACATAGTATATTATATAACAAAATACACAGGGATCAGGTATGTATGGAAAAAAATTTATCCTGATTGCAACTGTGATAAAAGAAGAAAAAAATGGAACAAGATAAAGCTTTAGATAAAAAGCTATGGCAACAAGTAACAAAAAGAATAGGCAACAATTTAGATCACGATGACTTTCTAATAATGTGTAAACTTCACGCGAAGTATAAAAAACACAAATATCACGAACCTAACTTTTGTAGTTGTAATGCAAAAAGAATTAATCAATGGATAAAAGAGGTGAGTGAGTGTTTAAAATAGATGAGATACATAAATTAGAAAAAGCAATAGTTGGTATTTATAATATTGATGGTTGGGACTTGAAATGGTCAGGTGGTAATTATGAGCATTATGATGCAAGGGGTTACACACCAAAAGGACACGAATGCGTAATAGAGATGAAGTTTAGAAATGATTATTACGAAGACAAACTACTTGAAAAATATAAATACGACAAATTAATGGCTATGGATGAACATATTGAAAAGCTATATTTTGTAAACGATCCAAAAGCAAACTATCTGTTCTGGCTAAATAACCTAAAATTAGACAGGATCAAAACTATATGGTGCCCACAAACAACATTATGGAACTCAAAAAAAATACAAAAAGATTGCTATCTAATTAGCGAAAGGTTAGCACTTATAAAAAATATAAATTAAAGTCAAATATTTTTTTTATTTTTGTATGAATAAATAAACGTGAAAAGCCATCATATACAAATTTATAAAGCCTACTTTAATAATATTGCAGAGATATTAACAAAAGAATACGAGCAAACAAAAAAACCAATAACTAATGAAATGATACAATGTGTTGTGCAAATGCACCTATATACAAACACATTACTGATTGATTACAATATGTTGCAAGAAGAACATAGATCAACAATAAAAGAGTACGAAAAAATTATAGATAATTTAAAAAGCAAATTAAATGAAGCAAATAACATTGTTAAACTCGGAAACCTGGGAAGTTCTCGATTTGGAGAACAAAATGAAAAATGATGATTTTTATTACGATTACCTTGGTAAAAACGCATTAAGTAGTTCTTCAATAAAACACCTGTTAAAAAGCCCAAAAAAATATAAGTACATTACACAATATGCACAACCTATGACTTCATCAATGATGATAGGTTGGCTTACGCATTGTGCAATATTAGAGCCAGAGAAGTTTGAAAAATTAATTTTTATTGATGTTCAAAGTAGGAGAACTAAAAAATTTAAAGAAGCAAATGAGCAAAATAAAAATGTGTTTACAATAAAAGAAAGGGAGGAAGTAGAAAGATTACAAGATGCAGTATATAAAAACGAACAAGCATTGAAGCTATTGACAAAATGCGAGTACGAGGTGCCAAAGATCGGATCTATAAATGGTCTAGCATTTCGTGGCAAGGCTGATGTGTTATGTGGAAAAAAGATTGTTGACATAAAAACAACAAGTGATATAGAGCTTTGGGATAAAAAGAAACAATATGTAACAGGAAGTCCATACAAGCTACACTATGATGTTCAAGCTTTTATTTATTCTAGCATATTTGACATTGATTACAAAAATTTTGTATTTTTAGTTATTGACAAAGCATCACTAGACATTGGTATATTTGAATGTAGTGAAGAATTTTATAATAGTGGTAGAGAAAAAACTTATGAAGCAATATCTAGGTATCAACAATTTTTCGTTGATGGTGCTGACA